GCCTATCCTTTTTAACAGAGCGGCGACGTGCCAAAAACCCTTCCGATGGAAGTTATTTGACACTTCGACGTTGCTAGTTACAGCTATAGGCCCGAGGGCCGTTGGGATGCTTAAGATATACGCTGGTGTAACATCGTAACCATCGTATCCTTCGACTCCACAAGATTCACGGAACTTTCCAGTTCCAAAGGTCTTAGAGTCGTTTACCTTGAAACCAAGGTAACCTAGGCATCTTACGGTATCTTCCCCACAGTCTTTGGGTACGATAATATCGTCACCAAAGATCCGGACCTCCTTTGAGAGGGTTTCCAAATTACGATAATTTACTTGCATGTTCCTAGCATAAGCTAAGACACCTAAGCAAATTACGTAATAGAAAACCGTCTGCAAAGGAAAGGTAATAGCCGAACCCTGTGTAAACAGTTTCTTCAACCTATGAAAAGTTGGAGATTGGCTGTCGATATCATTAGATATCCAACGAGTCCGGACTGAATGAACTGCATGGGTCAAACTTTCGTTTGATCTAAGTAGTCGCTCAGCCAGCCAAGTTGATACACAATCAGAAGCACTAGACAAATCAATTGTCCAGTGATTTTGATCTTGGGACGCTCTCAAAGCAGCTTTCCCAGAGGGCCTCTGATCCCTAAAAGAGATAGAGTTCCTTAAGAAAGTATGCTCTACTCGATGTTCGATCCAAGATCGGACATTTTGTTGACAGTACTGATGGGCAGTAGGCTCAGCGGCGATGAGTCGCGGGGCTTTCTGCGTTTTCGGTACAGCAATGAGTTTACTTGGAGGCTCATGCCAAGAAGGCATAAGCTTCCTCGAAAACCCGAGCAGATTATCAATCCATGCGGAGTAGGAATGATATGCCCACTCAGCAATTGGAAAGATATTAGAGAGCTTTTCGGGCCAGTTCGGGAAGAGATATTTACTATCTTTATCCCGACGGAGGTCCGAAACGGCACCCGGCCCATGCTTCGCAAAGCCTTCTCCAGGATCAAAAGACCCAAAGAGGCTGAAAATAGCATCAGCAGTACGCTGAACGCTATCAAGCATTGGATAATCAGTGTTCGGTGGTCCATCGGCCTTTTCTCCTAAGAATGAATCTAAGGGGAGAGGACGAGGGAACATCGTATGATCCGTTAAGGATAGTGAACGCCCTTGAAATTCAAAGACGTCACTACTCCAGTCACAACTGGAGTCACGCAATGAGTTATCCAACCTGAAAAATTCATCAACGGAGGCGAATAGCCTCTTAGATGAACAATCCATCCTAACCTTCTTACAGAGGTAGCAAAGCTGCCTAAGAAAAAGGATAGAATTGATGTCAGGTTCGCTGCGAAGCAGACCACTCGGCTCAAACACCCTGTTCCATATTCCCCAGAAAAGTCTGGGCAACTTGGACGATCGCGACTTATTCCGCGAAAGCGGAAGTCCATCGAGAAGCAGGCGACCTTCGGCAAGGCTTCTATCAAGAGCCTTACCTAAGGCAGGGAGATCAAGGGTAAAAACCCCTAGACCTCTCTGACGAGCCAGGAGACGGAGGCGTGACATGTCACGATTCAGCTCCAAGCGATCCATGGGGTAGATCATCAGGTAATCCTTTAGGATAGCCTGATACACCTCTAGGAAGAAGTCAACGTAGCTTTTCGTCATCTTAACCTCATTAGGTTAGGGGATGATCTACGAGCTCGTCAACGACGCTCCTGCCTACTACCGAAGTAGGCGCCTATTAGCCGGAGGATCGAGAGGATAAACCTCACGATTCCCAGCCAATAAGCTTCCCGTAGAGAGTCTCGTTCAAATAGAACGAAAGACCCTCGCCGAGGTCAGAGACGGTTGCCGCAGTGTCACCGACTTTATGTCGGATCACTACGTACGCCTGTCGTACGAACTCGGGCACGGAGCCCGAGGCATAGACAGTCTCCGTGAACTCCACATTGTGGCGTTCATAAGGAACTTGTCCCTGCTTGACGGATTCCTTCGTATGCCGAACCTTCGCCCTGAAGGCCGATGAGGCCTCCGGGAGATAGTATTCGGACGAATATCCGTCCTGGTTGATCTTCTTGAGGACTTTGGCAGTTCCGCCAGAGCCACCGAGAGTGATCGTAAGAGTGTCGCCTAGAGCCATGACAGCTTCCTTTCAAGGTAAGTTGGGTATCCAATCAAGGTCTATCGGAGTAAACTCCGAGGAACTCGTTGAATTCCCAAAGCACCAAGAATGGATAGTTGCCTTGCCGAAAGATTCGGCAAGGTGGCCGTAATTGTTGGACCAGAGCCCTGTGCACGAGTAATCGTTTTCAGGGTACAGGAGCCATCTCCACCGAGAATCCAGGAATCAGTTTGATCCTGAAGAACGGTGAATTCTGTGTTAGTGATAGTGGTCGTCATTACATTGACTACACCGCTACTGGCACCGATAGTATTATCAGTGGCTTGTAAATAGTCACCAATATTACCGAACCAGTCGATCATCCAGGACCATGGCATTAGCTGCCATGCGGCCTGAGTGAATCCACTAACACCGGCCCCGAGAAGTGCGCGTGCGTACCTCTCGGAGTCAGCCTTGGTAGTCGGTGGGAGGTTTCCCTCATCTGGGCGCCACCTAAGTGTCGCCCAGGTCTTTGAAGTGGTGATAGACCGCTTCTTAGCCACGACAAGACCATTAGAAGAGTGAATAACCACATTTTGTGGATCACTCTGAACGGTCTGAATACCGAGATTGATCCTGCGTTTAAGACCCCCGCTAGAATGAAGCCTCCTCCACTCCTCCGCTCGAGAGCGGAATTGTGAAGAAAAATTAAGGGCTTTATTCATGTCAGAGATAAGCGGTCGCCACCCAAACTGATAAGAAAGGAACGCATTAGCGCCCTTCCTCAGAAGAGTGTCTCCCGCTATCTTGAACAAACCGGGTAGATCCTTAAGCTCGCCAATCCAAGCGGGCAAGTTAAACAAGGGACGGCTAGGATTAGTCCTGGCTATCGCTTGAGTAACAGGATCTTGGGGACCGTCAGTGGGCTCATGTATGGGCACGAAGCCCCTATAGAGCTCAGGAGGACACTTACGGAGTTCTCTTAGCAAGGTAAAGTCGGGACCACCTTCCAGAAACTTACGCCCTTGCATTGGTTTAATATTCCAATCAAGGGAGTCAGCTAAAAGAGGGTTGTCACCGAAACTACCTACGGTATCGTCCATAGCCTTACGGTTAAGAACGGTAATCGTATCATTGGCAATCGTATTCGGCCCGAAGGTCGCATAGGATAAACCAGTGGCAGCAAGAGTAACCCGCGTCCTATGACGAGTTCCCATCTTAATATAGTCCAACATAGGAGTCGATGATTCGACATGCTCACGCATGAGAGGAGGCTACATAGCC